AATACACGCCCATCTCCATCAGCCCCAACGAGGCCCAGTTCCTCGAAACCAGAAAATTTCAAATTGATGAAATTGCTCGAATTTTCCGAGTGCCGCCTCACATGGTGGGCGACCTGGAAAAATCGAGCTTTTCTAATATTGAACAGCAGTCCTTGGAATTCGTGAAGTACACGCTGGAACCGTGGATCGTCCGCTGGGAGCAATCCCTCAACCGGGCGCTGCTCACAGAGACCGAGAAAACCACCTACTTTGTCAAGTTCAACGTGGACGGTCTGCTCCGTGGTGACTACCAGAGCCGCATGACCGGCTACGCCACCGCGCGGCAGAATGGCTGGATGTCCGCCAACGACATCCGGGAACTTGAAAATCTCGACCGCATCCCCCCAGAGCTGGGCGGTGACCTATATCTCATCAACGGAAACATGACCAAGCTGGAAGATGCAGGAATTTTTGCAACAAGCGGAAAGGAGGAAGATTCCGATGAAGAAGTTTTGGAATTGGACGAATCAGAGCCAGACGGAGACCCAGCCGGAACAGAGAATTCTCACGCTGAACGGCACCATCGCCGAGGAAAGCTGGTTTGACGATGATGTGACCTCGCAGCTGTTCAAGGACGAGCTGCTCTCCGGCTCCGGCGACATCACCGTCTGGATCAACAGTCCCGGCGGTGACTGCGTGGCCGCAGCGCAAATCTACAATATGCTGATGGACTACAAGGGCAACGTCACCGTGAAGATCGACGGCATCGCGGCTTCGGCGGCATCCGTCATCGCCATGGCAGGCACCAAGGTGCTGGTTTCGCCGGTGTCCATGCTGATGATCCACAACCCCGCCACCGTGGCTATGGGCGACACCGCCGAGATGCAGAAGGCCATCGCCATGCTGAGCGAGGTGAAGGAATCCATCATCAACGCCTACGAGATCAAAACCGGCCTCAGCCGGGCCAAGCTCTCCCGCCTCATGGACTCGGAGACCTGGATGGACGCCCACACCGCTGTGGAACTGGGCTTTGCCGATGAAATCCTGACGCGGCCCAGCGAGACCCCTGTGGAGAACAGCGCCTCTGGCCCCATGCTGTTTTCCCGCGCTGCGGTCACCAACTCTCTGATGGACAAGCTGGCGGCAAAGTGTCGCATTCAGCAGAAACCCACCACCCCGGAGCGCTCCGTGGACACCCTGCTGGAGCGGCTTAATTTGATGAAATATTAAGGAGGACACTGTTATGACTATTTTGGAACTGCGCGAGAAGCGCAACACCGCCTGGAATGCCGCCAAGGCGTTTCTGGATTCCCATCGCACCGAGAAAGGCACTTTGACCGCCGAGGATGATGCCACCTACACCAAAATGGAGCAGGATATCGCTGACCTGGGCCGGGAAATCTCCCGTCTGGAGCGTCAGGAGGCGCTGGAGGCGGAGCTTTCTAAGCCCGTGAACATCCCGCTGACCTCCAAGCCTGCCACCGGCACTCAGCCCGAAACCAAGCAGGGTCGCGCCTCCGATGCGTACAAGGCCGGAATGCTCACCGCTCTGCGCACCAACTTCCGTCAGGTCAGCAACGTGCTGCAGGAGGGCGTGGACGCAGACGGCGGCTACCTGGTGCCGGAGGAGTACGACCATCGGCTCATCCAGACGCTGGCCGAAGAGAACATCATGCGTCGCCTGGGCAATATCATCACCACTTCCGGCGAACACAAGATCAACGTAGCCGCCACCAAGCCCGCTGCCGCATGGATTGAGGAAGGCGGTGCGCTCCAGTTTTCTGACGCCACCTTTTCTCAGATCCTGCTGGACGCCCACAAGCTCCACGTCGCCATCAAGGTCACCGAGGAGCTGCTCTATGACAACGCCTTCAACCTGGAGGGCTACATCATCGACCAGTTCGGCAAGGCTCTGGCCAACGCCGAGGAGGATGCCTTTCTTAACGGCACCGGCACCGGTCAGCCCCTGGGCCTGTTCGCTGAGACGGGCGGTGGCGAAGTTGCCGGTACCCTCACCGCTGCCCTCAAAGCGGACGATCTGTTCGACCTGGTCTACGCTTTGAAGCGGCCCTACCGCAAGGGCGCATCCTTCATCATGAACGACCGCACCGTGGCCCAGATCCGCAAGTTCAAGGACAGCAACGGGGCCTACCTGTGGCAGCCCTCCTATCAGGTGGGTGAGCCGGACAAGATTCTGGGCTACAGCGTCTACACCTCCGAGTTTGCCCCTGAGAATGCCATTGCCTTCGGTGACTACCGCTACTACAACATCGGCGACCGTGGCACCCGCTCTTTCAAGCAGCTCACCGAGCTGTTCGCCGGAAACGGCATGATCGGCTATGTGGCCAAGGAGCGTGTGGACGGCAAGCTCATCCTGCCGGAGTCTGTGCAAATTCTCAAGCTGAAGAGCGAATAATTTCCCTGGGCGGTGCTGTCACTGTTGATGGCACCGCCCACATTCTATAGAGAAGAAGGAGGCAGTCATGCTGACACTGGATGAGATCAAAAACTACCTCCGGGTGGACTCCGACGATGACGATTCCTTGCTGCAAACGCTGATCACCTCCTGCACCCAGCTTTGCATGGATGTGGCCCGGATCATCGACAGCGCCGCTTTCGAGGCAGAACCGAATGCCCGGATCGCAGTCATGTACGCCGTGGCCTACCTCTACGAGCATCGGGAGGAAGCAGACCACAAGGCCCTGACCCTCACCCTCCGGGCGCTGCTGTTCGGATGCAGACAGGAGGGCTTTTGATGGAGGTATCGCTCTTAAATCTGCGGATCACCTTCCAGAAGAACACCGTGGAGACCGACGCCATCGGCAACCATAAAAATCTCTGGAAGGACCACTATTCCTGCTATGCCACTATAAATAGCGAGAGTGGCTCGGAAACGGAGGTGGCAGGCCAGACCGCACCCCAGGCCCGGTGCGCCTTCACCGTGCGGTATTGCAGCGAGACTGCCGCCATCACCACAGACGGCTTCCGCATCCTCTGGGGCGAGGACATCTACAATATCACCCACATTGACCACCAGAACAACAAGCGGAAGTCGCTGAAATTCTGGGCAGAGAAAGCGAGGCGGTGAGATGAGCAGCACGAAAGTATCCATCGGCAATCTGGCAGATGCCATCATGGAGGAACTGAACGACTACGCCGACCTGACCGCCGACGGGGTGAAAGCCGCTGTGACCAAAGCGGCAAAGACCGTGCGGACGGAGATACAGGCGGGTGCGCCGGTGAAGTCCGGTGCCTATAAGAAAAGCTGGTCCACCAAGACCACCAGTGAATCCTCCCAGTCGCTGGAGATCACGGTGTACTCCCGCAACCGCTATCAGCTGGCCCACCTGCTGGAGTTCGGTCACGCCAAGCGCGGCGGTGGTCGTGTGTCGGCAAGGCCCCACATCGCAGACGCGGAGCAGGCCGGTATCGAGCAGCTGGAGCAAGAGATCGAGAGGTGTATTCGCAATGGATGAACTGATCACGATGATGGAGGCCACCGGCATTCCCTACGCCTACGACCACTTCGCAGAGGGAGAATCGCCGGAGCCGCCCTTTCTCTGCTACCTGCTGCCCTCCAGTGATAATTTTGCGGCGGACGGCACGGTGTATTTCAAGGCAAACGAAGTGCATATCGAGCTGTACACCGACTACAAAAATCCGACGGTGGAGCAGCAGGTAGAGGCCGTGCTGGAGGAGCATGGCGTTTTTTACGACAAAACCGAAACCTGGATTGAGAGCGAAAAGCTCTTCGAAATTCTTTATATCTTTGAAATGGAGGCATGACCACTATGGGTAACAAAGTCAAATATAACCTGAAAAATGTCCATGCGGCGAAGCTGACTGAGACCGTGGAGGATGGCGTGACCACCTACACCTACGACACCCCCAAGTCCATCCCCGGCGCGGTGAGCATCAGTCTGGACGCTGAGGGCGACACCAGTCCCTTCTACGCAGACGGCATCGTGTATTTCCGCAGCGTGTCCAACAACGGCTACAGTGGCGATTTGGAGATCGCGCTGATTCCCGAATGGTTCCGCACGGACATTCTCCAGGAAACCCTGGACGCCAACGGTGTGCTGGTGGAGAAGTCCGACAACGCCGAGAGCGTCAAGTTCGCCCTGCTCTTTGAGTTCGACGGCGACGTCCG